GGTACTGGTGGAACTGTCAATATCGACAACTTCGGTTACAATAGTACAGTCAACGTCGGCACGGGTGCCGCTGTAAAAACAGTGTCGGTAGGATCGACTAATTCTACTTCAGCTACGACGATAAATGCAGGTACGGGCAATATCGACATCGGTACATCTAACTCAATCAGAACTATCAATGTAGGTTCGCTTTCAACTGCAGCGAATACAATCAATTTATTACCAGGCGCGACCTCGGCCTTGGGCGCAGTAAACATAGCCCTGACATCATCTTTCTACAATAAAGTAAGAATCGCTGATGGTTCATCAGGAACAGGCCATGAAGTTTACATTAACACGGGCGACGACGGCGGGATTGCTAATCCCATAACAACAGCTAGCCCATCAGGTTTTGCTGTTACAAAGATAGGAACTTTAAGCGACGAGTCTAGAGTGACGATTGGAAGCACAACAGGAACATCATTTACGAAAATTCAGGGAGGAACAGTCGGTATCACTCTTTCAGGATCGGGCGGTTCAACAGTCATAACAGGCTCATCCACAACATACACAGATGCTGCGATCGGAGCTTGGGAAATTGGTTCTCTACCCGCTACACAGGGAGCTTTTCCAAATGCTTACGCATTTGTAGGGCACAAAGATTTAGACCATAGTTCAGATGGAAATTACGCGCTAGTTCAGAGTAACTTGGGAGATACATTTTTAGGAGCTGTTTCTACAAGGGATATTTATTTCAAAAATGGAACAGACATCGTTGGCACATTAAGTAATGATACAGTATCCTTTACGGGAAAAACGAGCACAGCAACAACGACGACCATAGGAAATTCAACTGGTGCATCTTCAACGACAATACTCGCCGGAACAGGAAACATAATTTTAACAGGATCTGCAGCCTCAACGTATAGAATAGGTGGTGAAACGACCACGGGCACGATTACAATTGGTCGTTCGTCTGCTACAAATACAATTGAAATCGGAGATGGTGCAATTGCAAACGGAGAGCAACAGACCATCGATATATGCGCCGCGAATATTACTAATAATACCAGCGCATATCGAATCATTAATATTGGAACGGGCACGGGCGGCGGTGCATCAGGCGTAGCCAATTTTACTACACAAAATAGAGTACTCGTCGGCAAGGTTCAATCTGGTGTCGGTTTTACCGCTGTCGCGCTTCAGGGAGATTATATTTGGATTGGTAAGGATGGAGCGACTAATCCTACAAGCTCTTTAATCGGATTTTTTGGTGCAACGCCTGTTGGAAGGCAAACAGGCGGCGCAGCCACCGCAGATTTAGCCTATAGCTCAAATGAAAGAGATATGATAAATAATATGTACACAGCTTTAAGGAATTATGGATTGCTTACTTAATGAAGATCTTGAGGCTTAATTTTTATATCTGCGTCTTTATCTAATAATCCTCTATTTTGAAACAACTCCTCAATGTTAAATTTGTGTTTTGATTTAGAAGTTAATTTAAACCTTTTGGTATCTATGTCATCGCCATTTTTAAAATGAATGATGTCTTTTATCGTCCAACCGCTATGAACTCCGACGACCTTGCTGACGTCTAGTCCCTTAATTTTCATGGTTTTTGCTAATCTAATTTGGTTAATACAGAGGTTTTGCTTGTCCTCTTGAAAAAACACGCAACCTAGCCATTCGACTTCCATTATCTCGCCAGGTCTTAAAAAAATCATTGTACCCAATGAAGGATCTAATCTAACGGCGGCTTGTAGTTCAGGATCATGAAGCCAAACGTAGAGAGCCTCAGGACTACTAAAGATTGGAAACTTTTTTCCTAAAGATCCTTTTTTTACTGTAATTCTAACCTTTTTCATGAGACTAGATAGATTTTAAATTACCAACAATTTGTGCTATTTGATCTTCTTCGTCTGGACCAAATGCAGCGCAGACTAACTGAGGACCTTCATCGGGTTTTTTTGACTTGTCAAAAATAGAATAAACATTTATTCCATTTAGTTCTGCCTTGAGTATCATATCGCTCAATGCGTCATGTGATTCGACGCCAACGACATCTTTTATAAAAGAACCATTTAACCAATGTACTTCTTGTTGAGACAATTTAACTTGTAATTCGTCGGGACGTTCAGATTCGTTGTTGTCAAGTATAAACTGCATAGCTGCATGCGCTGCTAAAGAAGCAATTTTACTTTTTCTAAATCTGAGGTCTTTTCTAACGACGATTACTTGTTTGACACTTTTCACTTAATATTTGATTCCTATGACTTTTTTAATCTACTTTTGATTTCTGTATATCTTCAGAAGATTCTTTGCGAAGATCTTCTCTTACTTCCATTAATATTTTGCCAAGCCAATTTTCTCCTTCTCCACGACAGACGCCCCAAAAGCGATCATTCCATTTGTTGTTGAGTATTAACTGGGATTCGCCAGTATCTAATAAACGATGAGTTAAAAAGGGATTAGAAAACTTTTCTTTTATTAAAGATCTCATAATTGACAATCGTACGTTGTGCCAATCGTTCCTGACGATTATTCCTTGACCAAGTTTTTTTGCCTCGTTAGGCCCTCGCACTTTTCTAATCATTTCTCTTATTTGAGGATCTGTCGTTTTTGCTGCCTGGTAAGCATGTTCGACTGTCGGATATAGTTTTCCTTCAAAACTGACGGTCGAAGAATAAAAATTAGATAAAAAATCGTAGCCTGTTTCTTTGGTGAATCGATCGATGATTGTCATAATTTAAAACTAAATAATTTTCAAACGAATCGTACCATAATTAATGTAGAAATTAATCGTATGATACGATTTGCAAAAATGCTGTCTCGTATGACGACGATTAATTCGCCTGTTTACAAGCGTAAATTTAACACGTAAACTGTATGGAAAACGAAAAGTCCAGAAAAGAAATTTTGTTGGAAGAAATAAAAGAACTAACCGCTGAGATCGAGCTAGCTCGAAAAGCGAGAAAGAGTTCAATTAAAATTAGAGAGCGACTAATTAAATTAATAATAGAGCTCGATTCACTTGGTAAGGAAGAAGTCGAAGAATAGAATCGATAAAATTCATCAGTTAAAATCTGGCGACCTAGTCGTGCTTGGTAACGTCGGCAAAATAAATTCTATGGTTCTATGGGCTGCATGGAACGACGTGGAATATTCTGCGATTGAATCTAAGTTCTGGCCGATAATAGTCGGTGACCTAAAAAAAGGTGAAGTTGCGTTAGTACTCGAAATTTACCAACCTAAAATTGGTCCACTCGGAGCTAAATTATGCACTCATCGCAACTTGATTGGTTGGATAAACTGTAGATGTTTACAAAAACTAGATGGTGACCTCGCAGAGACTTGAACTCTGATTTCGACAAGAAAAGCGTCGAGTCCTTACCTTTAGACGACGGGGCCAACGTGCGCTCGAAAGGGGAGCGCACTTGCGCGATTCACTTTTTTTCAGCAGGAACAGCGCTAACTGCGGGCGCAGCTGACACGCTTGCCGAAGGTGCGGCCGTCGCTTCGACGACTGCTGATGCCGAAGGAACTACTTCTGCAACTGTAGCTGCTGAAGCGACCTCCCCTGGCTTAACCTCGGACGCCTTACACCCAATCAACGCTGCAGCGCAGCAAACCATAGTAATCGTGTTTTTCATTGTTTTGTCTCCTGTTGCCTTAACGGCGGTCTTAATTATATCATAAAAGTTAAGATGTATCTAAAAGAGCTTTTCGAATATTTGCTAATGATTTTTCTTTTGTTGCGAAGTGTCTAATATTTAACGGAAGACATATGACAACTAGATTTAACGCAGTTGACGAAGTTAGTTTTAACGTGCCTGGTGTCAAGTCGGGTTACGATGGTGCATCTAAATCTAGTTTTTCGATTCCTTCGTGCGGAATAGAGGACGTCGATGTTTCTATTTTCACGCTTTTTGACAAAGAAATAGAACCTACCGTAGGAGGAAAAGATTCGCAAGAGATAAAGAGGGTTCCTATAGTTTTTGCTGCCGGCGAAAAATGGGCGATGTTAAAAAGAGGACGTCCCCTAAGGGACAGAAATAACACGTTGATATTACCGCTGGTGACGATAATGCGTGTTGGCATAGAACAAACGTCAGATGATGTAGCGGGTCGAGGAATTAATCAACAGACGGGCGAATTGGTCGTCAGAAGAAGACTTGATAATTCAGATAGGGATTATCAAAACATAATTAACAAACAATTAATTTTGAATCAAGTTAATGCTGCTGTTACTAGCGGCTCTCAATATTCTGGTGGTCAACAATTATTGACTGGGAGAAAAGTCGGTTCGCTAGAAAATGATTTTGACGTTCGAGCGGGTGCCCTGCTAGTGTCTAACAAAAAAAACAACATATTTGAAACGCTCGTTGTACCAGCACCCCAATTTTTTACGGTCAAATATCAGGTTACTGTGTGGACGCATTTTACTCAACACATGAATCAAATTTTAGAAAAGTTTATGTCATCGTTTTTGCCGCAGGCTCAATCATGGAAGTTATTGACGCCCAAAGGTTATTGGTTCATAGCGACTGTCGACGGTGGAGCTTTTAACATTGAAACAAGTTTTGAAGACATGTCATCTACCGAAAGATTTACAAAATGTACGTTCGATGTCAAAGTTCCAGCTTATCTTTGGGCGTCCACTGCGCCAGGAATTCCAATACCCGTTAAAAGATATGTTTCGTCTCCTATCATTAATTTTGAGATAGAAAGTAGAAATAGCGGCGACGCAATCGGTCCAGAGGAGTTCTCTAATAACTATTTGATCGGAAGCGACGATCCAACGCTACCCCTGGACGAGCAGTCCAATCTACGAGATGACCAAAGAAGACCTGGTTGGCGTCAACAAGTAATTCAGCCTTCCAACTCTAGAGACTTAAACGCGAACAGTAGCGATCCTGCTTTGTCAACTTACCCAAGAGGCATTAATCCCAATCAGTATCAAAAGATTCAGGTTGGTGATGACATTAGATACGCAAAAGTCGTAACCGTTAACGCTTCGACTGGCGAAACTGTTTATTCTGGATTGGATTTACGCAGTCTTAAGATAATACCTGTGTAATTTTTTGTTTTGTCCAATTTACAAGATATTTATTGCTTGAATTCGACTGTGAAGGAGAAACATAATGTCCGAGCAAGTTTTTAGATCTCCAAATTTTTATGAACGCGAGATTGATCTATCAGCGCCAGTTGTAGGCGGTCCTATTGGTACACCAGCAGGCGTTGTTGGCCCTAGTAATAAAGGTCCAGCATTCGTACCTGTTACTTTTGCAACTTTTGGTTCTTTCGCCGAAACGTTTGGTAATCTTGATACGAAGTATTTCGGACCTTATGCCGTTAATGAATTTTTGAAAAACCGCACGTCGTTAACCTATCTAAGAGTCCTCGGCGCTGGTGCCAATTCATCGTTAACAGACTTCGAAAATACGATAAATAAAGGTACTGTAAAAAATGCCGGTTTCTCCTTGGGAGGAACAGCGGCTGCTGCAGACAATCGCCATACTAAAGTTGTTCAGTTCCTTGCTGCACAACACACGTTATCCACCAACGAAGCATACGGTATGCCGATGTTTAGCGACAACAATACCTTTAGCGGAGTCAGCGCAGGTAGCGAAGTTAACTTGATTCGTGGTATGCTAATGATGCCTAATACTGCAAGAATGTTCGTTTTAAATGGAACGGAAGCAGTACCAGCAGCAGCATCAATCGCCGCTATCGATGACGAGGCGCAAGCAAAAACCGTAAACGGTAAGTCTAGATTTAAGATATTAATCTCGTCGTCACTGGGTTCGAGTTATGCTAGCGACGAAGGTAAACCAGGTATTAAAATATTAACAGCATCTTTTGACCCTACATCCGACGATTATTTCGGTAAGGTGTTGAACACAGATCCTGATAAGTTTTATACATATCAGCATTATTTAGCAGCTGATTTTGCAGTCGATGCCCAGGTCGCGGAGGTTGCAGAAGATAATTACGTTGCGACGCTGTCTGGCTCTAGTTTAACGAGTTCTGCGTCTGGAGACCCAACTCTTACTTATAGAGAAATTTTCGGCGCATATAATACGCGATTTAAAGCGCCACAAACTCCAATGTTTATATCGCAACCATTTGGTAAGACCGAATATGACTTATTCAAGTTTGAAGCGATAGATGACGGTGAGTATGCAAACAAGCTATACAAGATATCTATCGCAAATATAAAGGCGTCCGCGGATGCGACGAATAAATACGGCACGTTTAACGTTCAAATAAGAGACTGGAATGATTCTGATATAACGCCAGTTGTAATCGAGCAATTTACGAATTGTTCTTTAGATCCAGATTCCGACAATTATATTGCTAAGTTGATCGGTGATCGCAAGGTCTATTATCACTTTGATGAAATAGATCCTGCAGCCCGCCGCTTGGTCGCTTCAGGCAAATATCAAAATAATTCGAAATATGTCAGAGTCATAGTGAATGATGCCGTCAACAAAAAACAAATTCCCGAAAACGCTTTGCCTTTCGGATTCCACGGACCATCATTGCTAAAGACCAACAATAATCTTAACGCTTTGTCTGCTATTACACAAGGCACAGGAAGATTAGGCGCAGTGGGTATATCAACTACGCATTGCCTGACAGGTTCTGTGTTGCCACCTATACCATATCGTTATAAGGTGACCCGCGGTGCAGTATCGACTACGGGTACAGTCGCAGGTGCTCCTGGTACCACCGAAGTCACGATGCCATCATTCTATTGGGGTGTTAAATTTGAAAGAAACTCGACTTCGCTTGCAGACGACGTTTTGAATCCAAATCTCATAACTGAGAAGAATAATCTTCTTGCATCGTATACACGATTCATGGGCATCGACAAGCTAGACGCTCTACACACAGGTTCCAACGTCGACTCATTCAACAGCAATAAGTTTACACTAGCTCGTGTTGCGCTTCGAAACACCTCGACGACGGATATCACGGGTTCAGCAGCGACGCACATGAAGGAGACCGCATATATAAGAAACGCAACGCCAGATTCCAATGATTATTCTGTGTCTGACGGAGTGATCACCAATCGCGTAACTTTAGCAACGCTACTCGCAAAAACATCAGCAGCTAGTTTTAATCGCTTCTCGCAATTCGCTAAGTTTACAACATTCATGTACGGCGGCTTCGATGGCGTAAATTATCTAGATCGAGATGCGCGACGTCTTAATGACAAATCTGTTTCTTTCGATTCCGATGCCTTGTCGACAGGTGGAGCAGCTTCCAACTATACTGCATCAGGTTTTGGAACGGCAGTTAACGGAACAGGTAGAGAAAACAGCGGTGTCGCATCGTATAACGCAGCTACCGATATTATGACGGACCCGTTTACGGTTGGTATTAATATCTTGTCGTTGCCAGGTATTCGTGAACCATATATTAACGATTTGACTTCAAAGAAAGTCAAGGATTATGGTTTAGCATTACACTTGATGGACATTCCGTCATACAACGACGACGGTAATCGTTTATACGATGATTCGACATCAAAACCAAGCGTGAAAGAAACCGTCGATGCCTTCGACGCCCGCGCAATTGACAACAACTATGTCGCGACTTACTTCCCTGACGTCTTTATAGATGACACGACGAACGTAAGAAAAGTGAAGGTTCCTGCGACAATTGCTGCTTTGGGTGCGCTAGGCTTCAACGATAGAGTTGCTTATCCTTGGTTTGCTCCAGCTGGATTTAATAGAGCCGCACTCGACTTCGTGTCAAACGTTGCGGTTCGACTTAACGTCGCCGACCGCGACCGTTTATATGATTCGCGCATTAATCCCATCGCTACATTCCCGCGTCTTGGATTCGTCATCTACGGACAAAAGACGCTGCAAGTTAGCAAGTCAGCGTTAGATCGTGTAAACGTTCGACGTCTTCTCCTCGAAGTGAAGAGAATCATCATCGGCATCGCAAATCGCATCGTCTTCGAACAAAATACTCCTGCGGTTCGCAACCGTTTCGTGTCAGACTCGGTCTTCCAGCTGGGTTTGATCCAGTCGCAAGCAGGTATCGAGGCCTTCCAGGTCGTGATGAATGAAACCAACAACACCCAGGAAGACATCGACCTTAACCGTCTAAATGGTCGCATCGTGGTTGTTCCGACAAGATCGATTGAATTCATCGCAATCGACTTCATCGTTACAAACGCAGGTGTGCAGTTCGTTTGAGAAATTTGAAATTAACTTAATAGTTAGATTAGCAGAATGGAGCATAGTAGATGGCACAAGTAAAACTAGGCGCAGCGGGCGTAACAGCAAACGAAATAGACATTTCAGGTCCTGTATCGGTACAACCAGTTGGCGTTCCTGCAGGTATCATAGGTACGGCTGCTCGAGGCCGCGCGTTCGTGCCAATCACCGTTGGTAGAACTGTCGATTTCGAAGCTAAGTTTGGAACAGTAGACAGTAAACACTTTGGTCCATTGGCTGTGCGTGAATGGTTACGAAACGCGCAAGCAGTTACTTATCTTCGCGTTGCAGGTATTGGTAATGGTCTAAAGCGTCAAGATGCGAATGGAACTTATCCTGGTTCTGTTACGAACGCGGGTTTCGTGGTCG